GGGACAGTTTGGCGGCGCTCACTTGATGCCTCCATCGGCCTTGGCGGTGGCGGCGCAATACGTAATCGCCGCGATCCACGTTTTGGCGCGGCGCTTCGCGACGACACATCGAAAACCAAGCGCGTGAATCGCCTTTTCTTCAAGTGTTAATTCTTGAACCCGCACCAGTGGAAACCAGCCGGCCCCAGCGGGTCGATCATTGACCTCTGCGGGGTCGAAAGATGCTTCGAGCGGGGCCATGAAGTCAGCGATGGGCCGCTGTCGTTCGGCTTGCAAATCGGCTGCTAACGATCCCATTCCGGCTGCGACCAGCTCCGTTAAAGATGATCCGCAATCAGAGGATCGCGACTTGAGAACCGCCGCGAAAGCCGGTGTTGGTTTTATGGTGGCTATTATTTTCATGTTTTCGTGTCTTTCATATGCCCGGCAAATCCTGCTGGGGCGCTTGTTCCGCGCCGGCTCCCCTCGCGGCGCAAGGGGAGGGAGGCGGGGAGCTAAGCGGCAACTTCATTGGCGAAGGATTCCACGGCCTCCCGCTCGCGGGATTCCTCTTGGGCACGAAATTCAGCCTCACGCTCACGCTCCCGCTCCGCCACCGACTCCGCCTTGCTGTCAGCCGCACGGGCCGCTTCCTCCGCCGTCTCGTAAATGTCCCCCGAAAGGGAGGAGGCCATCCCTTCACCCATTGACCAGCCCGCGAGAAAGCCGCGCCCCTTAGGCAGCCGCATAACCAGCCCTCGAATCTTCTCCCCGTCGCCGAATTCGTTGGTAAACCATCCCGTGTGCCCGATGGGCCGGCAAAACTTGTCCGCCCATTCCCAGCGAAGGCCTGGCATTCCGTCGGACTCCAGATAGAAGCCGCGCCCGGCTTGAGCAGGCGTCGGTGAGTGGTAGCAATGCCCGCAGACAGGATTCCGCGCCCGCTCCAACCGTTTTGCCATACTGGCACGGGGCAGGGTGAAGAGATACTTGGGGAAGGAAAACCCGGCAAAGGTGAATTCTTCTGCGAGTGGGTGAACCGTGCTTTTAAGCGTTGCCATAACCTTATCCTTTCGTTGCGCCCCTTGCGGGGCTGGTTGAATTAACGTGCGGAGATTAGCCAGAGAAGGTTGTTGCCGTCAACAAATTATTTTACGGGAAAGGAGCGGAAAGCGATTCAAGCCAATAAACACGGGCATGATCTCACGCAAAGTTTTTTCTGGAAAGAGGGGTTTAGAAGGGGAATTGCCAAGAGAAGCGCGGCCTACTAACATTCCGGCCATGGACGACGCTGTGCAAGCAGACGCACCAGAGGAGCAAGGGCAGGAGGCTCAACAGGGGAAGCCCGGCGGCGGGGCGGCCCGCAAAAAGGCGTGGCGCAAGGCGAATCCAGAGGGGCGGCGCGAGGAAATGCAGCGCTGGCGCTCCCGGCACAAGGCGCACTGGAGGGACTATCAAAGGCGATACATGGCCGAGAGGAGAAAGCGCGGCCTACTAACGCGGGAAATCGGAACGGAAAGCGTGTCTTGTTTTTGGAGATAGACAAGCGGCTAATTCCACGCTAACCACTTCGCATTGCAAAGTAGAGACCTCGCCTTTCTCGCCCACCACTGCGCCCCCTGCGCCTCAGAAGCCCAGCAATGGCTTGATTCCTTGCGTTCCGCCTGTGGCGGGGAGGAGCTTGACGTGCTTGGCTTAGGGCTTGCACGAATCCTGAAATGGGGGGGCGGAGTTCCGAAGGGCAACCGCCGGGAAGTGTGGTGCTGCTTCTCCCTAATCTTCTGCCCAAGCAACCTCGCCACCCCATTCCACTTTGCCACCTGGGGCCGCTACAACAAAGAGATGCGCTCAAGCTACAAGCTCCTGGCCCTCAAGTGGTTGCGCAGGAGAAGCAGGCAGAAAAATCTTCAATTGAATATAACCACTATTGGCAAAGACGAATCGGGGAAAGCATTGCCGTTACAAGCACTTGCGCAAACCCGACCTTCCCGCCGGCCATGGCGAGCCCACACGAAGCGCCAGCCGGCAAGCGTGATCCCGCACAATTTACTACCGCCCTTAATAGGGTAAGGGCGGCTAGGCGCGGCCGGGCAGGCGACCCCCCCTCCCCCACTTTGGGGGTGCCGGGTGGCCTCGTTTTCTTTTAGATGTCTACCCCTTCTTTTTCTGACCCCCTTTTCCCAAAAGCCCTCCCGCTCAAGCCTTCCCTCCCACGCCTTCCTCTCTGCCCTTCTCCCAGACCATCCTTCCCACGCCTCCACCGCCAGCCATTCCTGACCAGCTTTTCTGACCAGGTTTCCCTCCCGGACACTTTGCCCTGGCCCCTGCGCAGCCGCAGGGCGGCTTTTCCTGCCGAGGGTGTCCAGACAAGGTTCAGCGGGCAAAATCGCTCCTGCCGAAGAATTCCTGTTGACGCCTCCCCTGCCTGGCTGGCAGGGTGGGGGTGTTCCAGCGATGGGGCCGGGTCGGAAGCCCGTTAGAAATGCAGACAGCAATCGTGAAAAACGAACTCTCAACGCACCGCCTAGCGCCCTCGGTAGAACTTCAGGCCGTCCACTGGCTGCTGTTTGCGCCGCTTCCACCGCTGGGCGGTGCGTTGAGCTTTTGGAGGTTGGCTTGATCTACTCCGTTGCCGACTGGCAGAATCGCTACGAGAACAACCGGACTCGGGAACTGAAGGCGATGAACTGGGTGCCGGTGCCCAACTCTCACGACGGGGATGGCTACACCCAGCTTGTGTGCCGGGAGAATGGGGCGGCTTATCTGGGTGCATGGCTGGCTATTTTGCAGGTCGCATCGAAGTGCGACCCCCGCGGCACCCTCCTGCGGGATGGGGGAAAACCCCATGACGCGACCTCGATTTCGCGGATGACGCGACTTCCTGTGGAAATCATCCAGGCGACCTTGGACGTGTGCTTGAACGAGTGTAACTGGTTGACAGTCAACGGACGGCAGGAGGGTGCGGCGAAACCGCAGGAGGGTGCGGCGAAACCGCACCCTACTGACGAAGAATGGAATGGAAGGGAATGGAAGGGAAAGAATGGAAATAGCGCTGCCGCGCTTGATGGTCTTGACGACCTGCGGGCTGGAGAGCCTTTTCATCTCGAAGCCGCGCACGCGCAGCGTGCCTCGGAAGAACCACCCCCCCGTTCCGCGCACCCCCCTTCCAAGAGCAGCCAGTTTCACGCCGCCTTCATGGCGGGCTGGTGCTCGGGCTTTGAGGAGGTGCGGGGCGTGAAATACGACGTGTGCGGGGGGAAGGACGGGTCGGCGGTCAAGCGGCTGTCGGCACTAGGGCGGCCGGTGGACGACCTGCTAGCCACCGCTAGGGCAGCTTGGGTCAGAACCTCCCCTCCCAACTGGCACTGCCAGAAGGCGGTGTCGATTGCTTACTTTGCCAGCTTCCTGAACGAGATTAGGGCCGAACTCACCCATGCACCCACAACTCATGCAAAACCTCACCGCAACGATTTCATCGCTGGATCCGGCACCGGACCCAGCACCACCGAAATCCTCCGCCGCCGGGCCGAGCGCGAAGCCGCTGAAAGGCTTTCCCGCGCTGAGCAACCCGTGGCAGGCTAAATGGCTGCGGCTCGCGGTGTGCCATCCGCAGGTGCAGGTGGCTGCGGATGCCGTGCAAGCCTTTGGCTTTGACTGGTTCCGACACAAGCCTGCTCGCCGGCTGGTGCTGGCCGGGCGGAGTGGGTGCGGCAAGACCGAGCTGGCGCGGGCGCTTTGCACCTGGGCGGGGGCGGCTTCGATGCTGGCATGGGAGAAGCGGCATTGGGGCCAACCTCCCGGGGTCGCCTTCCTGCTCTGGCAGGAGGTCTGTGACCGGCTGGAGGACCCTCGGGCCTCGATGGTTGAGCTGCTGTCCGGGGTCGCGGAGGAGCCGCTGCTCATCATCGACGACATTGGGGCTGAGAGTGACCGCTTTAAGAGCGGCAAGGGCGCGGACGCGCTGGGCTACCTGCTCACCCGCCGGCAGGACTCCGGGTTCACCATGCTGACCACCAACGTCCCTCCCGACGACTGGCAGACCAAGTGGGACGAGCGCGTGCGCGACCGGCTCCTGCGCGAGTCAACCGTGGTGGACATGAGCGAGTGTCCGTCGTGGGCTTCGCTTTAACAAGCCGCCATTGACCCGCCCCAAGTTCTTGACACCCTTTTCCCGTGTTCGTCACCATCCGCCTCATCGCCTCCACTAACGGCTGCTCAAGAGAGCAGCGCGACTTCACCCTTCAGCTTCCTGACCAGCCTCCGGCGCAGGCGAACCGCCTACTGGAGCGGGAGCTTCGCCGGCTTGCTTCGCAGCTAGACGCTTCGCCTTCGCCGCCGGGGAATGATGCCCCTCAAACCCCTCCGCAAAAAGCTTGATCCGGTCCTGGGCAATGGACCAGTCGTAGCGTGGTTGCGTGAGATAAACGTCAGCCCGCTTCAAATCAACCGTAATTGGCCCGCGCTGACCTGACTGATACAGCACAACGGGCAGACCCCTGACCTTGGCAAACTGCAACAAGTCCTTGGTGGGGGAGTTCATTCCGGTAGTTCAGCAACAGTGGTGGTTGACCCGACGTGAAAAATCATCCGGTCGCCTGCGTTGTTCTCGGCGTGCCACCGCGCTACCCTTGCTTCCGGGGTGCCGAATGGCCAGACATAAAGCGTGTCGTAATCCGTGCTTGTGACTACCGCGGCCCCCACCTTTGCCAGCTCAGTCGCCAGCGCCTTCGGCCGGTCGCACTCCTGCCCGCGCATCCGGGCCAAGTCGGTGAAGATTTGCGGGGAGTTCATTCCTCAACTCCACACGGCTTCCACGTCTTGCCGCCGTCAGCAATTTGCTGATACAAATGCGCCCACTGTTCTGCGATGTCTTTTGTCATGGCAGCACCCTGCTCCAGATTCTTTAAGCCGTCAACAACTAAAGCGTTACCTGCACATGGCTCGAATTGCTTGGCTTGGCCACGACGCTCTTGCTGGCCCGGAACAGCTCCTCGTAGCAGAGCGTGGATAGCACGTAGGTCAGGGCGTCGAAGCAGTGCTTGAACCGGGAGGTCTTGTCCACCGGAGTTGACTTACCCTTCTTGAGTGACTGCACCGCCTCAATAGTGTGTGGGCACCTCGCCTTGGAAAACCGGATGCGGTCCTGAAAAAGCAGCTTGCGCAAGATGTCCACGCGCTGACGGACAGAGCCATCACCCTTCTCCACAGCCACCAGGCGAATCTTGCCGCCGCTTGCGTTGTAGACCTCGACGTGCTGTCGGCGGTCCGAGATGGACTCCCGCATGTCGAAGACCGAGCGGTCAGCGAAGTCGCCCCACCGGATCGGACGGCCTTGCTGCTGCTCCCAATACTCGCGCTTCTGCATGAACTCAACGGTGAACTCTCCAATAGACAGGTCAGAGTCGAGAAAGACCAGCTCGTCAATCACATTGAAGTGCGGGACATCGCGGCCCTTTTCATCCGGCCAGAACAACTGCTCCACGATCACTGTGGCGTAGTTCGTGACGCCAGGGTCCCAACCGGAGTGCAGCTCATAGGTTTCGGGACTCGGGAGCAGGATCGCCGGCTGGGGGTTAATGGGCGTCTCCAGCTCGCCGACGACATGGAGTGTGGGCCGAAACACATCACTGAACAAACCGTCCCCCGCGGCGTTGGTCCACTTGCCCAAGTAGTATCGGTCCCACAAGTCTTGATTGTGATGATACTTGGTCTTTAGCTCATTGATGTCGGCCTGCTCCAGATAGGGGTTGTCGGGAACGAAGAACTCGATCAGGCCAAGCGACTTCTGGCGCTCAATGAGCATTTTGAGGTCGATGCCTTTCTCGGAGCAGGCTTTCTCCAGAACCGACTGATCGGCTACACGGAACTTGTAGAACAACTGGTAAAGCCAGTGGTCCTCACCGGGCGGCTCCGGGTTGGTGTCCAGCAGCATGAGGTGCTGGTGCCGTTTCAGGTGCGGCATCCGAAAGCAGTCCGTGATGATGTCGAACGGCGTCTGGGTGTGGACCCACGTCCCCACCTCCGACCAGTAGAGCATGGAGAACATCTTGTTCTTAAACCGGGCCGCCACCTCTTTCTCCGTGGCCCCGTCGCGGAAGGATTCCAACTGCAAGGTGGACTTGGTTCCGTGCTTGTTCCTGATGGAGCACTTGAGCTTCTTGGAGACACCCTCTTGAAACGGCTCATCAATCCACTCAAAGCCAAAGTCTCCAGCAATCCACTGCGGGATGACATCCTCCGTAATGAGCTGCCAGCATCCGCCATCGGCGGCGGAAGTGACGGTGGGTGAGATGATGCCCACGCGAGCGCGGTCGGTTTCCCACATGTGCTCGCAGATGACGTGCATACACCCGAACGTCTTGGAGGACTTGCGGGGGACCGGAGACACAGACAAACTTCGGCTTGTCCGGGTTCATCGGATGGCACAGCCACCGAAGTTCGTCCTGCTTGGGGGACGTGTTGGGCTTCCACGGCTCGGGCATATTTGCCTTGAAGTTCCCCCCGCCGACGCTAGTTTCCAAGGAAATTGTTATGCCCATCAACACGCTTACCCTCGACCCGAAGAACCCCGCCTTCATGGAGGCCCTCGCCAACTGCAAGGTCGGCGACACCGGCAAGCAACTGCTTGTGACCTTCGATGTCCGGCAGCACGGCAACAAGTTTATGGCCGAGGTGACGAAGGCCGAGTATCCTGAGATGAAGGAGGAGATGGAGGAGAAGGTCGAGGGGGACGGCATGGAATACAAGGCCAACGAAACGATGGAGGAAAAACCCAAAGAACCGAAGGTCGCCATCATCATGGCGGGAGGCCGCAAGTGAAGGGCTCCATGCGCCTGGGTGGGGGCGGCCGGTTCAAGAAGCTCGCTGGGAGCCTGCGGCGCAATGGCTACTCCAAGGAGGCGGCGGCCGCCACAGCCGCATCGATTGGCCGCAAGAAATACGGCAAGAAGAAGTTTGCCCGGTTGTCGCTGTCAGGACGGAAATGATTTCACCCAAGGTATTCACCAAGCACGGCTGCGACGCAAAGTCTCTCAAGGAGATTTTTCGCAAGCGCAAGGGCTACACCTACCCGGACGAGGTGCAGCACCTTATCGACGTGCTGAAAAGCCGCATTCAGGACGGCATCGCCCAAAACCTGCGCGACTATCGCTTCTTCGTCGCCGCGGACTACGCTTACGACGCGCCCTACTACCAGACCACCCCGACGATTGTTCAGCACATCTGCAACCAGAAGCTGACCTACGAGGATTCCAAGAAGGTGGTCGAGGGCTGGGGCCTTCAGTGGAGTGACATCTTTCGCATCAAGCTGGGAAGCGATGGTCAACCCCTACTCATCGACCGTAAGCCGCAGATTGAGGTTATCGCACCTTCGCTGGTGAAGACCCTTATCCCGATGGTCAAGAGCTACCTGACCATCCGCTGTGCAAAGCTCTACACCGACCGTGACCAGATTCCGCTGTTCAAGTTTGAGCCGCTCCGGCTGACCGACGAGAACCAGGTGCTGTGCGAGGTGCTCAACAACATCATCGAGGCACAGGTCACGCAGTTCGGCTACCGCAACGAGCTGAAGGACGTGATTCTGCACACCCTGCTCTACGGAATTCAGATGCTCTTCCCCCAAGAGGCGTGGTATTGCGAGAAGCAGGAGGACGCAGACGGGAAGGTTCGCATTAAGAAGGAGGGCATTCGCTACCTCCAGCCTCACCCCACGAGGTTCTTCTACGACTACTTCTACCGCACCAGCTCCTTCAACTCTGACACGGGCTGCGAGTATTCGGGCCACTGGCGCGTGGAGCGTTACGGCACCATCCGTCAAGACAAGAGCTACTTCAACACGGGGTCAATCCCCTACGGCACAAACTGGTTTCAGTCCCCGTATGCCGGCACCTACTTCTCAGACTTCTACGCGCCCTGCACGATGGTTTTCCCGCAGCTTCCCCCGCCTCGGGCGAGCAGCCGGGAGGACCGGGCGGGCAACTATTCGGTGGACGACGAGGACAAGGCCCTGTTCGTGACGGAGATGTTCTGCAAGCTGGTTCCAGCATTTTGGGGGCTGTGCCACCAAGACCCGAAATCGAAGGAAAAGGTAAAGCCCTACGATCATCCGGTCTGGTTCCGCTTCGTGCTGGGCAGCGACAACACGGTCGTTTATGCGGAGCCACTGGCCTACGCGCCGAACGTCTATTTCGGCTACGACGCCGATGGAAGCCGCGTGCGCAATGCGGGCATGGCTCTGGAGCTGATTCCCTTTCAGGACCAGCTTGGAAACATCCTCTCGCAGATAATCCTTACCGCGAAGCAGAACCTTGCAAACGTGGTGTTTTACGACAAGAACATCGTCGATGAGGCGCAGGTCAGGAGCCTCCAGAACTCGGGTGAGCTGGCTCTTCGGGGCATCAACCTCGTAGCCTACGACAGCCTGACCAATCTCAAGGCCGGGCTGGACACGCGGGCGGCGTTCAACCCTGTGCAGATGCAGAAGCAAAGCACGGCGGAACTCTCCCAGACGCTGAACACGGTCATCTCCATCGCGGAGCGCCTGCTCGCGTTCTCAGCGCAGGAGCTGGGCGGAACGGCGACCCACCAGCAGTCCGCGCAGGAGATCAAGACCATCACGGCCAACGTGGGCGTGCGTGTGGCCTACACCGGCACCTACATTGACGACGGCATTGACGCATGGAAGAGGCAGCTCGCCGACGCAATGATGGCCTACATGGACCCTGAGTTCGTGGCTGAAGTCTCCCCGGAGACGAAAAACCTTCCCGATGTGTTGAAGAGGTTGGGCTTCTCAATCGTTTCCGAGGGCGGCCAGCGGTCTAAGACCAAGATTAAAGGCAGTAAGGACAAGATTATGCCCCTCCTGCTGGATGGGCTGGTGTCCACCAAGGACGGCCCCGACCGGGGCACTGACGCGCAGGCGGCCAACGCCATGATTCAGGTCGTGGGGACGGTCGCCAACAATCCCGCACTTGCGCAAGAGGTCGGAGGCAAGCAGCTCCTCAAGGTGCTGTCACGGGCCGCCGTCATGGGTGGTGCACCCCGCGACTTCAAGCTGGAGACGACCGGCAGGACCATTGAGGAGCAGCAGGCCCAGCAGCAGGCGCAGGAAACGCCGCAGGCTCTTTCGCCCGAGCAGGTTGTCCAGCTCATCCAGGCCGAGCAGCAGAAGCTCACCAAAGAGTTGGCTGAACAGGTCATCAAGCCTGCCGCCGAGATGGATGCGCAGCAGGAGCAGAAGATCAACGATCTTCAGGGCGCGGTCATGCAGATCAGCGAGGCTGTCTCTAAGTTGACAGCGATAATCCAGTCTGCCGCCGCAGCTCCCTCATTGCAGCCCCCGAACCGTTACGATGCACTCCCCCAAGATATTGGAGGTGGAGCCATTCCACCTGACGCCGCAGCAGCAGGACAAGTTGGTTCTATGGTTGACAGACCAGCCCCGCCAGTTGTTTGATGCCGTTATTAAAGCCCGCGTGGCCGAATTATCGGTCGAAGCTATCCGTCTGAAAGTGAACCTTGACGAGCGACAGGCGGGCAGCGCCCTCGCCGAAGAGAAGTATGCGCAGGCCAAGCGTTATCAGGAGTGCCTCAAGGTGCTCGACGAGATTGCTGAACAAAAAGACCGCCACCACACCGCCAAAGTCACCATCGCATGAGCAAAGCCACCATCCCCGTTGACGCTGAATCCAGCCGCAGGTTTTTGACTGATTTCCTGGGCCAACCGCCCGTTGAGCCCAAGCCCCGCAGCGAGGCCGCACCCACGGAGGAACCCAAAGAGCAGCCCGAACCCATCCCGGAGCCGAAGCCCGAACCCAAGCCCGAGCGCAAGGAGCCGAAAGGTAGGCCCGAGCCGAAGGTTAGTGAGGTGCAAAAGCCAGTCAAGAAGCCCTCCCCCAAGGCCAAGGAGCCCGCGCCAACACCCACCCCAGAACCGGAGGAGGAAGAACCTCGGCTGGACGTGGCCCAGCTCGTGGACCAGACCGCCCGCGCTGTCGCCCGGGAGGTCCGGGGTTCCCAACTGGAGGAGAAGCCGGAATACCGCGTGGTGGAGCCGGAGATTCCGGCCGAGGAGCGCAAGTTGCAAGCCCATCTCGTCGAACTGGAGAAGCTCTACCCGGAAAACTATGGGAAGATCGCCACCCAGCGGAAGAAATTCGTCGAGAAGCTGCGCACCTACGAGAAAAAGTGGCTGGACGAGCATCCCGGCGAGGATTTTAACCCCGATGCCGAGGAGCACAACGACTTCTACGAAAGCGACCCGCTCCAGAATGTAAGTCAGGAGCATCTGGCCGAGGCCATCGCCGAGGTGCGGGTGCAGGAGCGGGTGGCGCAACTTGAAAGCAAAGTCGAGGCGTCAGAGCGCAGGCGCGAAGTCGAGCCGCGAGCGGCCGGGGAGGCAGCCCGCGTGGCGCGTTCCGTCGTGGAAGCCATCGACGGGGACGCTTTCGGGTCGCTGGTAAAGGCTGATGGAACGATTGACACGGCCGCGGCGCAGAAGGCCGAGGAAGCCGACCCTATCCGCGCCCCCATCGTTGTCCACGCCGCCCGGGAGGCAGCCCGGATGAGCGGGGAGATGGTCAAGCTCTACAGCGGGGTTGTCCAGCCCGATCCGCGCAACAACAACCTGCACCGCCAGCTCCTGAACTTTGGCCAGGAGGTTGAGCGGCGGATGCTGGCGGCCAAGCCGTCCCACTGGAAAGACCCGCGAGGTCGCGCTCATTCCGCGTTTCTGCCGAGCGACGAATACTGGAACCTGCCTGAGTCGCAGCGGCGCAAATACTGGACCTTCGATGCCGAGGACATGGCTGGTTTTGTTGCCCAAGAGGTGCAAAACGACGCCAAAGTGATGATTGACCGCGAGGAAAAACGCTTTCAGACCGTTGCTCAGAAGCGCGGCCTCGGGGTGCCCGCTGGTGGAAAGAAGCCAGCCGAGAAAACCGGGGAAAGTGAGCCGGAACCCGAGAAAAGCGAGGAGAAGCCCTCCTCCCCCTCAGGTCGCGGCGCGCCAAATATGGCGGGGCCAAAAGGGGGCACCGTGACAGTGAAAGAATCCTCACAAAAAGGTTGGCTGGACTCATTTCTGGGCAAGGCTTGATTCAAGCATTGGATGGCGGTGTTCGTTGTCCGATGCGGACAACCTAAACACCGACATCCTATGGCCATTGCCGCAGACGTATTCAGCAAGTGCGCTCCCGCACTTGGCACCAACATCAAGCAGTGCGGGTCCGTGACCCTGTGCGACGCCGTTCCGATGAACTCGGACGACCTTGAGGACGTGTTCACGAAGTCGGGCGACTTCCGCTACCTGGACGCCCTCTTCAAGTTCGAGTTCGAGCTGAAGTCCTGCGAAGCTCCGCAGAACGGGATGTATGACTTCCTGATGGCCAACAAGGTCAACTGGGGTCGCAAGATCAGCTCCATGAAGCGCAACGCGGGCGTCTATGACGTTGCTCCGTTCGTCATGGGCCGCCGCTACTGGCCCATCAACAACGCCTACTGGAAGGTGTATGACGGCCATGCGAGTGGCGACAACTGGACCGTCACCGTCGCCAGCACTACGGGCGTCCCGTTCGACGTGCGCTCGTTCATCGCTGACGATGAGGTGGTCATCTCCACTGAGACTGACGGTGGCTCTCGCGCTGTGACGTTCTGGAAGATTGTCAGCTCCACCGCCGTCTCCTCGACGGTCGGCACATTGGTCCTCTCTTCGCTCAACGCCGGCTCAGCGGCCCCCGCCGACAAGCTGGTCAATCCCGAGGTTGGTCTGTTACAGCGCGCCACCAACAACAAGAACGACACCGAGTCGTTCTGCAACGAGCCGACGGCCTACACCAACTGGTCGAACGTGCCGTTCTGGTATGGCTCCTCGCGCATCACGACCTGCAAATCCGAGCTGTATGACCAGTGGCGTCAGTATTTGCTCGAAGGCAACTCCTACTACAAGGAGTTCCAAGACCTCGACGAGATCGAGGTGAATCGGCAGGTTGCCGCCGACTGGCAGCGCCGCTGGGCCGCGGCATTCTTCTGGAGCAAGCCAGCCTCGGCCAACCAGACGCTCGCCCTTTACAACAACCTCCCCGACATCACCTCTGCCGAGAGCCCCGAGCTTGACGTGCCCACGGGCGCGAGGTGCGTCGGCAAGCGCGCCTACCCGGTGGGCGTCTATGAGCAGCTTTTGGAGTGCGACCGCGTGGCCGACCTTCAAGGCGCGCAGCTCGTCCTCTGGAACCTGTTTCGGTCGCTTTACGACATCTGGCGCTTGCGGCAGGCGCAGGGCGACAAGTCGAACATGATCGACCTGTTCATGGACACGACCACGGCGGACAACTTCAACACCGCCATGATCCAGTTCTACGACGCCCAGACGCAGGGCAAGCTGCGCATCAACATGCCAATCGGCGGCGACTTCGGCCCCACGCAGGGCTTCCAGGTAAAGGATGCCAAATTCGGCTTCACCTACCGCAGCTACAAGCTGAGCTGGCCAATGGGCCTGACCATCAACGTCGTCACGCACTTCTTCTTCGACGACGCCATCACCGCCGCCTCTGCCGCGGGTATGACCAGCAATGTCGAGCGCGCTATCTGGGTGCTCGACTTCAAGGGCGTGTATCCGTTCGTCGTGGCCTCCAACCGGGTCGTGACCAACACCAACCCGCAGGCGCTTCAGGGCATCGACGCCACCTACTCCTGCACGATGCGGATTCCGACCGAGCAGAAGACCCTCACCTCCATGAGCTGGGGTGTTGTGGTGGACTGCCCGGCGAGCAACCTCGTGTTGGAGAATCTGCCCAACGAGATTCCCGATGCGGCCACGAACGACGGCAGCAGCAAGTATCCCGAGAGTGGCGTCGTGACGACCACGACAACCTCGTAAGGATTTGCTTGCCGAGTGAAGCGCGGCGAGTAGAGTGCCGCCAATGAAACTCACGCGGCCCGACCGGAAATGAATCTGGTCGGGCCGCTTTCCGTTACCAAGCCTATGCCCATCGCGTATTTCAAGAAGGAGCTGGTCAGCAATTCGCTCATCCTCAAGCCCAACGGCACTCCGGTTGCCTTCGAGGTGCTCGGCGGCAACACCGGGGTCTTGAAGCTCAACTCCGAAGCCTCCGCGCCGCTCATCGCTGACCTGCGCAGGATCGCGGGCACGCGGGGTGTCGTGGAGATCGACGAGGCCACCTACGAAGGGTTAAAAAAAAACCGACCTTACAGTCAATCCGTGCGGAACTCTCCAAACGGAACGCCACAGCTACAAGTCCTGCGCCGCGACCTCGGCCCGAAAAAAAGCCCTGCGTCCCCTGCGGCGGACGCCGCGCCCGCGCCTGAACCGCCCAAGCAGCCCAAGCCCAAGACTGACGCCAGCGTCGCGCCGGAGCCGCCGGTCAAGCGTCCGCCGGCCAATGTCGGCGTGCCCAAGCAGCAACCCGTAGCCGCCTAATGCCCTACACCTTCGGAGACTTGAAGTCGGAGCTGAGGCCCCTCATCTGGCCGCAGGGGGAGGCCGAGAACCTCGTCGTCCCGCACAACAAGTTCTTCGAGGAGGCGCTGATCGACCTCCAGCGGTGGGTGCCCTGCCTGCAATACAACAACACCCAGATTTTTCGGGCGTGCTCCCGGTTTTACCAGTGCGGACTGACCGTCATGGAGCAGCCCGTCGGGGGTGATCCCATCCGAAGCATCGGGAACCGCATTGTCAGCGTCTCGGTCATTGACAAGATCAACCCGTCCACGCACCGCGAGGACAAAAACTTTCCCGACGACTGGTGCTCCAAGATTGTCTATAACCAGGTGGACTACTGCCAGATTGAGAAGTATGCGCAGCACGTAAAGACCTGCTCGTCGTGCAGTGGGGGATCGGCGGGAGCGCTTGGCTTTGCGGACTTCTCGGGCATCTTTGGACTGCCCTACGACCAGTGCGGCAAGGGCAACTTCCCGGTGCCCACCGATCAGGAATACCTCCAGTATCCCGGCCTGCCAATGGGGCTGCACTACCAGCCACAGTCGTCCACCAACTCCCCCCGAGGGAGGGCGCAACGCGGGGTCTGGGCGTTGCATCGCGGGCGCATCTACCTGGCTCCATGGCTTCAAGGCACAGAGACGGCCATTATCGAGTGGGATGGCATCAAGAACCTGTGGGACGACCTCGACATCGTGGAGGACAACACGACCCTAAAGCGCGCCGTCCGCTACTACGTCGCATGGAACCACGCACGGGACTACGATCAGGACAACGACGCCGCGGCGCGGGCCGAGGACAACTTCAACGACGCCCGGCAGGATTTGATGCGCGACTGCCGGGAGGAGACGCGGGTGCGTGGGTGTGAGCCGAGTCATGCTCGCCAGGCGGTGCTGCCCATCTCCGCAGACCGGCTGGAGCCGGTGCCGGCCACGGTGCAGAATCAGGAGTCCACTGTCGGCTCCAACGACTGCGAGGCAGTGTCCACCCCGACCTTCTGGCCGCCAGCCGGCTCCACGGTGTCCTACCCGATCTATGTCTTCATGGAGTCCGAGACGCAGGGGGCGACCATCTACTACACGCTCGACGGCAGCACGCCAACCCGCGACTCCTACGTCT